GTTATATTTCTCCTTGGTTAATAATTAAGATATAGCTTGGATGTAACCGTGAGCACCGGGGTGGTATACACCTAGTGTCAAGGAACAATCAACATAACCACGCTCACCACCACCCATATTAGGGAGACGAGTTGAGCCCAATGGAATTAACTCGTGAACACCGTAGTATTCTGGGTTAACTAAGTATCCAGCACCGTTTGCTGTACCACCAGTTACTGCTGGCATACAATCTGGGTTACCGTTTACAACTGAAACAATACCGTGATCTGACTGATATAAATCAACAGATAGTTTGATTTCTGAATCACTGCCGTTGTAGTTAACTGTACGTACATCATTTGCATTACCGCTACGTGCGAAATCAGAGATCTCGTTACGAAGAGCTGTATCAGCAATTAACATAAGGTCGTTAACAGTTCCAGTTTCACGATAGATCGAAGAGATCATTGTGTTAAGGATAGTTTCAGTGAATGCAGTACCAGTAGCATTGATAGAAGCAGCTGGAGTACGGAAAGCAGCTGGAACGTCAGCTGGACCAGCTGAATCAATCCAATCACCTAAACCACGTAAACCATAAGCTGTACCAGCACCGTTTTCAACAGAGCGGTCTTGAGTACCAGCAAGGGTAGCTTCAATGTCGCGTTTGATTTCACGGATTGCTTTAGCTTCTGCTTGAGCGATCTTAGCTGGACCTACGGAATCAACAGCCTCTTGGAGGTCTGATACCATATAGTCACGGCGGAATTTTTGTGTGTAGTTGCCGAGGCGAGCACGACCAGAGAATTTGTCAGTGAAGGCTGTTACGTCAGCTCCTTCAGCAACACCAGCAGTTGATGGTGCACTTAGGCTGTCGACAGTCCACTCAACAAATGTTGAACTAGCTTTCTGCTTTGAAGCAGAAGAAAGGATAGGAGTTTCTTCGGGAGCAAGAATTGACAAAACATCAGTCAAGTCTTCTCTGTTGGAAACACCAGATCCCGGATTTGTAGTATCGAATGTATTTGAGAATGACATTTTATATTATAATTAGGATTATCGGTTTTTTAATTGTAGAGTTCTGAGAGTAATGAAATCACTCTTGTTGCCAGATTGTCTAAATTGTTGGTTAAGATTTTTAAGTGCCTTAACTGACTTTCCTACAGTTTTTTCTGATTGAGATGCGGCTGTACCGGCTGTCTTTGGTGGAGTCAACGTTGCGCTTTTCGGAGCTTCTTTGATTGGTTTTCTACCGTAGATACTGTTCGCTGCGTGAGCCATCAGATAGTTCAGTTGCGCTGCAACCTCCGGATCTGCTTTCTTACGTAGTGAATCGAATCTTGGGTCTCCGATCATAGCTTCGTAGCTTTTTCGTACGTCATTATCTTCTCCTTGTAACCAGTTAAGTTCAGTACTAGCTTGGGCATCAAAGGCTTCTTTGAGCTGCTCTGATTGCGCTACCCTTTGTACTGACTTTAGTTGAGCCGGTAAGAATTTATCCCGAGCTTTACGAGCGTTGAGTAAACTCTTACGCACGTCTGACTTGGTTAGTTCCTTTCCTTCAACTTCAGTTACGACATCTTCGGGTCCGTATCCATCTGCGTTAAACAATGTTTCCTCTGCCCATTCTATGACATCTGTTACTTCCTTCGCCTTTTCTTGTAATCCTTCTATGCTGTCTACTGACGCGTATGGATTATTGGCTACTTCTTGAGTTTCTAATGGATTCTTGTTTTGGAGTTGAGTTTCCATCTCTTTGAGTTTAGCTTCCGCTGCTTTACGCTTTGCTGTAAGCTCCCCAAATCGAGCGACTGCTCTACTTCCTAGCTTTTCGGATAGTTCACGAAGGTCTTCTTCGGACATCTCATCTAGATCTAACTGTGAAAGAACATCTGTTGATTCCTCGGATAAATCCTCGGTTTCTTCAGTTTGTTCAGCAACGATTTCTTCATTGACTTCTGCTTCAGTACTCTCGACTGCGGCTTCTTCAGTTACTTCATCTGTTGCTTCAACAATGGGAGTCTCCTCTTGAGTTGCCTCATTTAGTTGTCCCAAGCGGCGGTTTACAAAATCCGCTGCTGACATATTTGACTGTGGCGCTGTTGTTTCTGTTGAGGGTTCAGCGACTCCCTCGGTGATTTCGTTTGACATAATGTTTGCGCTTTTTTACGTGAGCGATCACGATGGTTATATTATAACTTATATATCAAGTTAAATTCTTTCTGAAAATTTAGTTTGTAAATTTCTCCAGTCGCACATCTGTAGTATCTGATCATATGTTAAAATACGACCAGAGATTTGTTGTATCTGTTCGTTACTTGCGTTGTGTAACTCCTCTATTGTTTCTTCTCTTAAATCCGAGATTACTTGTAGAAATCGAGCAAAGTGCTCGTGGTTACTTAAGGTAGTTAGATCTGTTTCTAGGCTCATAAATTACTCAGCTGCGGAACGCATAAGTGCTACGGTACGTGGTCCTCTAGTCTTTACTTGTTTGTACCACTTTGAATCCACCATTTCATCAGCTGCTAATCCGTAATTATCTTGCTCTAAAGCAGCCTTCATCTTCTTAAATGTACTTAATTTATTATATCCTAGATTGTAGGACATATCAATTAGTGCCATCTGTACGTTCTTAGGACGTGTTTTAATATCTGGGTCGAACTTTTTTAAATCTTGAATTGCTCTAGAAACTGAGTAACTGTATAGACTAGATATTTCTTTATCTGTTAGTTCCCTTTTACCGGACTTTAGTTCATCTCTGTTTAATCCAAGAGAATCTAAAATTGGTTGATTGGTTTTGTCCTCTAGGTTGAATCCTACTCCTATTGACATATTGCCAGTAGTATCCTTGTAAGCCTTGGGCTTTACACCTTCGTTAACTCCTATCATTTCTGCCACTTCTCTGGCACCTCTATCTTTAGCTCTAGCTCTCGCTACGTAGCCTTGTGCGGATAAGTTATTAGCCATAATTGTATTAGATTCCTTGTGTTTGAATATCTCCCATCTGAGCTGGTTCTGTTCCAACTCTTCCGATTTGAGCGTTCTGTGCTTGTTGCATTTGGAATGTGTACTGCCCAGCGTACTTTTCAAGTCTCGCTGCAAAGGCTTCATCTGACTGTAGTCTCTGTGCAACGTCCGGCTGAGAAGCGTACTGCTGAATAACAGTAAGAGCAATTTGAGCACCGTTAGGACGCGCTGGCATTTCAATACCGGCAAAGATTTTAGCGAGGTCATCAGTTACTTGATTTACAACTTGTTCTTGAGCTGCTTCTGTAGGTTGTAGCACACGATCCGCGAGTACCGGATCAATACTGTTAGCAGCTGCATCAAGCAAGCTATCAATGTTAATGCGACCACTGCGGTCCAGTTGCGTGAGCGCAACCATTTGATTAAGTTTCTTCTCTTGAGTTTCTGGATCCGAATTGAGGACATCATATGAAATCATTATATCGTAGTTCTCATCTGGGTTGCCCTTGTTGAAAGCTACGGGGTCTGGCGATCCGGTAACTCTAAAGAAAACTGAGTCCGGTCCAAACCGCTGGAAGCATTTATAACACATCTGTAAAACCTCTGCTGAGTGCTGGAGGAATTTATCCACTAAAAATTGTTTACGTACTTGAGATATTTGAGACGTTTCATCAAGTCCACATAATCTATCCGCTTGTGCTTCCATTGTTTTTTCTATTTCAATGGAACCAACTGGAGATGGAGGAGTAGGAGCAAAATCAAGATCTCCCTTTCTGCGGTAAGGTATCATCCTTCCGGGACCCCAATCTGTTGGTGCTTGACCAACTGGGTGCAAAATCGGAGGTAGAGTAGCTAGACTGTTTCTATCAATACGTGAGTCCCTTTCTACCTTTACTTGATTCTGAATACCGCGAAGGATGTCTGGAATAGTTTGAGTATCATAGAGCCTCTTACTATCTTCAGAAAGTTTAGTAACTACTACTGGATAATCTTCGTATCCGTTCAATAACTCGAACTTAGCATATCCCGGAGCTTCTTCGTTTCCAGTGAATTGCTTGTGGAAGACAGTACAATAAATACCTTCGGAACCATCTTCTGGATCTATCAAGCGCTGATAACCGTATACTATTTCAATTAATTCATTTGCTTCGTATGCGTTGTCAGTTAAGGATGTACTTCTACGTCCTTCTTGTTCGCGCTCTATACTATCTATGCTGACTCCTCTGTAGTGCTGAATAATGTAATCAACAAAGTCTTCATCCCATCCGTCAGTCAGTACTTTATTCTCTAGCTCTTGAGCTGTGTAGTACGTTCTCCAAAAACAGTACGGTGCTCTTTGAGGATCCGTAACATAAGGAGGAAAGAAAAAGTCTCCATCCGGCGCAAGTGTCTTTACTTCTGGAGCATCTATCTGTCTGCGAACTATCGGAAGTTCTGCTTCTCCATTTTTACGTAAGTCCTTGAGAGCTTTCTTAGCTCTTTTTTTAGTTACTCCCGGAAAAGTTGCTTCTAGTAAAGCTACTAACTCATCATCGTTTTCTCCACCGGATATAAGTTCTACTACCTCTGGTGCTATCTGAGCAATTTGATTAAGGTCTAAGCGCTGTAAAAATCTTCGGTCCTCTCTGTGCCAACCTACGTAAGTCATCAATATACCGCGCTCTAATAAATAATTAGCTCCGAGTTCCATCTCTCTTTTGAAACGTGGAATATAACCACTTGATACCATCCACTTCAAAAAACTAGATACTATTTTACTTCGGGGTATATCTGTACTCTCTACCGGAAATGCTCTTACGTTTGAACGATTCAAAGATGACATAAACAAAGATACTAATCTAGTAATTCTTTCGTCAATCGTATGCGCCTCCATATCAGCAGCACCTTCCCAAGGAAAAGCATCAGCTCCGTGCTTGCGATGATCGCGGGATTTACCAGCCCACCAGTTGCGCCTATCGTCATAACTTGTACGGCACAAATCAAAGTATGATTCTAGCTCTACCGTAGTCTGCTCGTACGCGTAACGTAATGTATTAATGTCTGGCTCTTTCCCTACGTAAGTAAGGCTTTCTGAAATTGAGTCACTTTGCATAGTTTATTTAATATAATATCACAGCTATCAACCTAAGTTATACTCGTTGAGGTGTTTTTACCCAGTTGTATTTTGGATTATCAGTACTGTTGTCAGCTTCTAAGTAGATTAATTTACCTTTTGTAATTTTACCTTGCATACGTCTAGGTATTTTAACTGGGACTTTTTTACTCAGTTCCTTTACGTACACCATAACGTACATAGGATTAGGAGCTTGTTGTAGAACTGGTCCTCTGTAAAGAACCGGCATTGAGATGAACTCATCTAGAATCCTTTGACCGTCTGCATTAATCCAAGTACTTTTACCCCTTCCGGTAACCATCTCTTCCTCTAGTTCTTTGAAGACTAGATCAAGGGCTTCCTCGAAAGGTATCCCGTATTCTTCTGCTATTTCCTTTAGTTTCTTCTTAGGCATATTAGTACCCTCCTTTTGTATTTGTTATAGTTTTATAATCGTTGGCATCTATATGGTCGGGACCTTCGCCGCCATTTGCCATTCGTAAATATCTGATTACGTCAAAGAAGTCCTTTAGGGGTTCGTCCATCTTTCCGTTAGAGTTGTAATTAATTAAGGAATCAATCAAGTTCCCGCACTCCTTATGTATATAACATCTGGGTTGATTGGCTTCATCTATCTCTACGTTAGGATTGTAATTGAACCACTCGTCCAATGCAGTGATCCCCATCTCTTCTGTTCTACCGTCACTAGGAATGAAATTCATCCCGTAATCATAAAAGGCAGTGAACAAATCATCATTGTTCTCATTTTCACGTGCGAAGTATCTGGAGTCCCCGATTCTTTCGATTACTTCTATTCCTAACTCTTCTTCTATTTCTTTAAATAGCTCTACGTAGCCCTCTACGTTGTACCCCATCTTTTTCGCGGCTGGACCAAAACGCCACTTTGGATCGCCAAAAATTGCCCACTCTCCGTATGTATCACGGTCGGGGAACTCTTTACGAATATAGACGTTATTATCTCTATCAACTCCCGCCCAGATTGCAACATAGT